AACAGATGAGTAAAAAAGAATTTACAGTAAACGATCAAGACTGGGCTCATGAACTTGAAAAAGGCGTAGAGACTTACACAGACATGTTGTTTGAAGCCGTATGGGATAACGGAGAAATTACAGAAACACTTTCTGAAGAACCATTTTGTGGTTGTTCAAATTGTTTTTGGAGAGAAACATTGTTCTTCTTAGTTCCAAAGATTATCAAAGGATACGAAGAAGGAAAGATTGAACTTGAAGAGTGAAGGCCAAAAGCAATCGCAAAAGCACGAGAAAAGACTAGCAAAGAAGACTAGCGGTTCTCGTACTGCTGCATCTGGAGCATTTTGGTCAAGAAAAGGAGATGTTCGTAGTACTGATTTACTTATAGAACATAAGTGGACAGGGAAGAAATCTTTTTCATTAAAAGCCGATGTTTTAGAAAAGATTGTTACAGAAGCAATTATTGATAACAGAATGCCAGTGTTGGGAATTAGCCTAAACAATAAGAATTATGTACTATTAACCGAAGACGACTTTTTTGAGATGAGAGAGAAATTACAAAACAATGGATGAGCCAGAATACGCTTGGAGATACGATGCAAGGTGTAGAGGTAAGGACGAAACAACTCTTATCTTTTATCCGCCTCGTGATAAAGAGCAATATAAGATATTGGCAAATCAGGCAAAGAGTTTTTGCTTTGGAGAAACAGGTAAAAATCCTTGCCCCGTTCGTTCAGAGTGTTTATGGGATGCAGTATCAAGAGAAGAACCACACGGTATCTGGGGTGGGCTTAGTCACCGTGAAAGAAACGCACTAACACGAAAATGGAGTAAGTTAAAAAGATCTAAGAAAACAACCCTAACTCTTAAAAACTACATCTTTAGTAAGGAAATCTAATGGCAACTGATCTTAAAAAGTTTTTAGATGCAACAAAAAGTGATACACGTTTATTGGGCGATGTTGAACGCCACCTATTGATGAAACCAAGAGATGATAGGTCCACCACTGTTTTGCATCCTTCTGAAATTATTAAAGATGATTTTTGTTTTAAGTATTCTTATTACCTTATGACAGGTGGTACACCCAAGACAGAGAANCCAAGTCTACGTTTACAAAACATTTTTGATGAAGGCCATTATATTCATGCCAAATGGCAAAATCGTTTTTACGATATGGGTGTTATGTATGGCAAGTTTAAATGTTTAGTTTGCAAAGGTATTACTTTTGGTTTATCCCCACAAACATGTGATCACTGCAATGGTAACGTTCTTGAGTATGATGAGGTAAGTCTTCGTGACGAATCGTTGCGTATGGCTGGACACACTGATGGTTGGATTAAAGATGCTAAAAGTGATTGTTTGATTGAAATTAAATCAATTGGAGAAGGAACACTTCGTTTTGAAGAACCAAACCTTTTGCTTGATGCTGATGGGGACTTAAACAAAGCATGGAAGAACATTCGTCGTCCATTTCGTGGTCACATGCTCCAAGGACAAATGTACTTAGAATTGGCTCGCCGTATGTATGGAGACGAAGCGCCCAAAGAAATTGTTTTTTTATACGAATTAAAATCAAATCAAGACTATAAAGAGTTTGTAGTAAAAGCAGATTATGAAATAGTAGAACGCATATTTAAAAAAGCAGAAAAGGTTATTAACGCAGTTGATAATGGTGTTATGCCCGATTGCAATGTTAAAACAGAAGGATGTAAGCAGTGCAACTTGATCCCGTAATGCAACAAGGCTTGGCTTTACCAAAACCAGTTTATAACCAAGCCATTCTTCCACCAGACATAACTGAATTAAGCAGTGAACAACTGGCTGAGATGTTTACTGTCTTAACAGGGTGGGCTGACTACATGTCATCTCAGTTGGTGCAGGCTCAGTTGGCTGAAAGAGATGCCCTGCGTAGGGCAGAGTTTGCTGAGAGCAAAGCGACTGTGAGATTGACCACAGGGGCGCCCAAAGGGACCACCGTTACGCTTATCAAGGCCCAGATAGACACAGACCCAGACATCGTGGGTTTGCGTGATACCTATGAGGAGAAGTATGCTTACCGCAAGATCGTAGAGATGATGTTGAATAACCAAGAAAGAGACATCACTCTTGTTTCGAGGGAAATAACAAGAAGATCACAAGGAACACTACGAAGGGATACGTTTCAAGTATGAAAAAGTTAATTATAATTTCGGCTCTTTTATTCTCAGTAATGACACCAGTTGCACATGCTGATACACCACCAGCCATAGCAGTAATTGATTCAGGCGAACCTACAGCCTTGTTTCCTAATATTGTTGGTGAATATTGTGTAGTTGAATCTGGTTTTTGCCCTAATGGTAAAAAAACCATGGATGGACCAGGATCGGCAAACATTGCTCCCTCGACCAATACCACATTGACTCATGGAACAGAGATGTTGTCTATTATTAATCAGATAAATCCAACTGCAAAGTTAGTACCTATCCGTATTATTGGTATAAACAATGGAGTTCCTCAGTTATATACGTTAAACGCAGTTAAAAGTGCGCTTGATTGGATTATTGCAAACCAAGCAAAATACAACATTAAAATTGTAAGTATTTCTCAAGGGGCAGTGTTTGCAGGGTGTGCAGTTCCTGCAGGATTTGCAGAAGATGTAAATACTTTGAAGGCTAATGGAGTGTCGGTAGTTGCTGCTACAGGTAACAACTCAAACCGCACCGCCATGTTTTCACCAGCGTGTCTTCCAAATGTAATTTCTGTTGGGGCAACTGATAATCCAGACCCAGGTAGTTCTGGAAAAACATGGGACCCAACAGCAAAGCCATATATTGCTCGGTATAGCAACGGAACTCCGCAAACAAGTTATTACACCAATGCCCGTTACATGGTTCTTCAACCTAATGGAACTACCAAGTTTATGGTTGGAACATCAAACGCAACTGCAGCATTGTCTGCATATTTGTTAAATAACCCAAACCCCGTGACAACTACAGCCAGTAATGAGTGGTTGACAGGGAAGTACGTGTTTATTCAATGATCTTAGGTCTCTCAGGGTATGCTCAATCAGGAAAAGATGAGGTAGCAAATATCCTTGTACAGGATTATGCATTTGAACGCATAGCCTTTGCGGATGCTATTCGAGATCTTTTAGGCAAGATGACTCTTGCTCTTGAGGACGGCATGCCCTTAGAGATGCTTGTTAGGACACATAATTGGGAATACATAAAAAAAAACTATCCAAGTACTCGTAAGTATCTTCAAGAGTTAGGTTTTGCTGCACGAGAAGTTCTTGGTGAAGATATTTGGGTTATTGCCGCAATAAATAAAATGTATGATTCACATATAAACTATGTTGTTACCGATGTTCGTTTTGAAAATGAAGCGGTAATGATTAAACAAATGGGTGGGCAGATTTGGCGTATTCGCCGCAATGATGTTGGTCCAATTAATGATCACATATCAGAAATTGCATTAGATGATTACAAGTTTGATCAAATTCTAAAGAACGAGGGCTCTTTAGATGACCTTAAACAAAGGGTAGATGAAAGAATGAAACTAGTCCTCGATGCCAACTAAACTTATTGAAGGAAACCCAATTCCAAAAGGATCTAAAATTGCCATTGGTATTGATCAATCGTTAACAGGTTTTGCCTTAACATTTTTAGATGTTTCTCTTCCCAGTAACCACTTAACGTGGGTATATAAATCACCTTATTTTGGAATTGAAAGATTAGCCGATATTCGCCAATGGTTATCAGACAACCTCTACTATGCAGATGAACACTGGGATGTAATAGACCTGGCGCTAGAAGGAACGGTCTTAGCCAGTCATGCAGCCCTTGTTTTGGGGGAGTTATCTGCCGTAGTTCGTCTTACTATCTTTGATCACTACGATGAGGAAGACCCACGAAAATACCCACTTAAAGTTCCTCCAATGACGTTAAAGAAATATGCAGCAGGTAAAGGAAATGCCAAGAAGCAAGAGATGTTGCTGCAAATTTACAAAAGATGGGGAATTGAGTTTAATGACGATAATGCAGCAGATTCTTATGCTTTAGCAAGGCTTGTTTCAAAAAACTCAATTGACGCAGTTGAGAAGGCAGTGGTTGAACAAATGAGTGACCCTAAGTATAGGGACCAACCTAGACTTTAAGCCTTTACCCTTTAGGCTAGGAGTGGCACACCAAACCGAACCAAGGGACTAACAATTGAATAACGAATCAATCACGCCTGACGAACCATTTTTAAGAGTCAGCGCATCTTCTAATCCACAAAGTGTTGCATCAGCAATTGCCCACGCAATCTACGATAAAAAAGAAGTCAAACTTCGTGCCGTAGGTGCTGGAGCAGTAAACCAGGCAGTAAAAGCAATTGCCATTGCCAGAGGCTATGTAGCCCCAAGAGGCATGGATCTAACCTGTATTCCAGGATTTACGACCATTGAATCCCGTGACGGAGAAATCTCCGCAATAGTTTTTGCCATTACATCTCATTAAAACAACCGTATCCTTGGAACAAGATTAAGGAGTCACTATGGCATCTTGGACATCATTAGGGCACGCAATGCGGAGACGCATGGGTGCACCGTCATCTCATTTAGAAGCGACAGGAAAAAGCATGAGTAGAAACAACATGACACCTGAAGAAGTTATCTCTTCTGCAGAACACATCAACAGCCCTCGTAAGTACGTTGGTACTAACTACGGTATGGAAGCAGTGAAGCCAGAAAAAGGAACTCTCATTGGTCGCAAGAACAAGCAAGCAGGAGATCCAACTGCTGGTGGAAAAGCAAACCGCAAGAATGTTCTTGCTGGTAACGCTGCTGCATCAGAGCGTATGGGTGCTGCTTACAGTGTTTCACAAAAGTTTCCAAAAGGAACAGAGCCAGCAGCAGGACCAACGATGGCTAATGCTCGTACCGTTCCTTCAGTAGCAGGACGTCAAGCACCTAACTTTAACTCAGCAATGGGTGAATCTTACTAATGCCAATCTCTTCGTCCCAATTTGGTTCGGAGCAAGATGCAGTTAGTACACCTTCCGCTCCCTTGTCATATAGTTCTTCCACATCAGGAAGTGCACAGCAGGCTACTGCATGGAGTACAAAGAGTTTAGGTAATGGTCGTCCACTATCGTGGTCAAAGAAAACTGGCGGAACTACTTTTAAATGGGACGATGCTTCAACACCAACAATGCCCGCTTCAGATAAAGGCGCTGGCAGAAACTAATTACTAGAGTGGAACGCTCCGTGTTCTGACTCAACAGTTTCAAGGTAAGCATCGTCTCCAGACGGTTCACCAAACTCCATATCGCAATCTTCACAATGAATCATCCACAAAACTGGTTGGGTACTAACCGCAACAGCATAGATCGAATCAGACATAAAACTCCTTTATCCAGACACATAGCAGTCTACAGGGGAAAATGTGAACATGGCAAATGACTCTCGCCCAGACTATACCAAGGAAGAAGTACGCCTTCTAGCGTCTCATCCTCAGCAGGCTCAAGGATTTATTGATAGCACTCGTGAAAATGGTGGCGCTTCAATGTTCCTTAAAGATGCTCGTATGCCAGATGTAGGTTCTGAGAAGATGTATGTAGTCGGTAGTGAGCCATCACAAAAAACAAAAGAAACAGTTCCAACTCGTTATGAGAATCAAGGAACTGGTAATGCAAATATTAGCCCAAAACAATTTGCGTCTCATTTTCTTCGGTTAAAGTCTGAAGCAACACGAGCATCAGGACAAATAAAACCACAAGCAATGATGGGTAGTTGGGTTGACTCACAGAACCCTAAAAAGGGTGTGCAAATGGATCTATCTGTTGGCCTTAAAAACAAACAACAGGCTGAAAAGAAGATGGTAACCCGTAATGAAGATGCCATATTTGATGTAAAAAATATTTCAGACATTAGACACGAGGATGTGCGTCATAAGTACACTGACACTCCTCGTCCACCAAAGGCTTACTAATGAGCACCAAGATTTGTACATCTTGCAACCAAGATCTCCCTATAAAGAAGTTTAAAATGCGTGGTGGTCGTCAATCAAATACGTATTACTCTATGTGTAATCGTTGTCTGTATGTAAAATACACACGGCCTCTTGTAGAACAAAAAACAAAAGAAATTCACGAGTATCAAATGGAAAAAGGTTGTATGGATTGTGGGTACAACGCACATCCTGCTGCCTTAGAGTTTGACCATGTAAGTGGTAAAAAGTTGTTTAATATAGGCGAAGAAGTAGGAAACCGCAGTCGTGAAAAACTGTGGGAAGAAATAGCAAAGTGTGATGTGGTTTGCGCCAATTGCCACAGCATACGTACGGCAAATCGTCGTCAACGAGTAGAGATTGAGGTGATCTGATGGCTGGTGGAGTAAATAACTTCTCGCCACAACAGAACTGGCAATCACTTGGTGGCAATGGCTTGTATGGCTACAATAATCAAGGTGGCGCAGGAACCCCAGTAGCACGGGATGAAATGGATGCCTCACGCATTGGCGTGGGTCGTATTCCTTCAGCGGAGTACCCTTGACGGCTACCTCGGAACGATACGATCCCGTCGAGATGATCGTCTACTTGATTCAATCAAGTCACGTGTCAACCAAAAAGCCTACCAACGTGGTGTACACAAAGGTGAACGCATTGAGCCATCAATGTACTTCTGGCCTGAAGGTTTGTCAGATATGTCAGGTATTGAACGTCAACAAAGAGCACAATATGTTGCTAATAACGGAGTAATGACTTACAACGTTGCTCGTAATGCACCACAAGTTCAACTATTGCCTGCTCCACACCTTGTTAATGATGGCAAGGCTAACACCGTTGCAGATGAGCCAGCACAGATTAATGCTCGTCGCCAAGCGATGCTTGCATACCTAAGACCTGCGTGGGCATAACATGGCAAAATCTAAATACCCTAACTTTGATGCGTTTGGAACGGACCCTTTAACAGGCAACTGGGATCCAGAACGTGCTGCAAAAGTTATGCCTGCTCACGTTATGAATATTCGTGCTAAATTAGCCAGTGCTTCCAAAGAAGATATCTCCGCAGGCAAAATTTGGTATCCAAAAGCGTATGATCATGCTGTTCGTATAGGTTCTGGAAATGTTGAAAAAGGCGCTGGAATTCTTGCAGCATTGTCTCCTGCAACTGAGTGGGACACAAATGTTGAAGGCGCTTACCATGTTGCAAAAACAGGCACTCCATTTCATATGCAAACAGGAGATAATAACGAAAAAGCATTAAGAATTCTTAAAGGAGAGCACCCTCTTGATGTTCTTGGTGGTCACAAAGTAACTAACTTTTACCATAATATTTTAAATCCTGATGATCCACACCCAGTTACTATTGATAGACATGCTCACGATATTGCCATAGGTAAGCCTTTTGGACAAAAAAGTGATCAAAAAGCACAATTAAGTCTTGGAGCACAAGGTCGGTATAATCATTTTAAAGAGGCTTACTTAAATGCTGCTGAACAAAGCGGTATTAAAATCCCTAACCAATTGCAAGCAATGACGTGGGTTGCTCATCGAGAAGGTCGATAATGACACAAAAAGTTGATGGCGTATACGATTACACCAAACCATGGCGTGCACCAATTGAGCCTGATCAAGTAGCACAACGTTGGCAATACAACGGTCCATGGTCAAGCAACATGGAGCGCCTAACATCTCAGGCTTTAATGGTGATGAACATTCCTGGAGCAGATATTCAGGCAATGGTTCGTCCACCACTTCCACAGATTCAATTGTTCCCTGCACGTTTTGGTTTGGGCGAATATCGTCAACCTGGAATTGAAGATATTATTAGTGTAGACAGAATTTATTCAGAACCACGTATATCATGGTACTCAGGTTCCCCTGCTGGCTACTCAGGTTCCAGCCGTAACGATTTAGGAAATAACTAATGTCATATGGTGATGGCTCAGAGACTTTAGAGTGGCAGGCAAAGGCTATTGCTGAGAATGCCACAAAATATAATGGTTCAGCCCCATGTCCAACATGTGGAGTTATCATGAACCCAGTAGAATTTATGCAGAACAAAGGACACTGCCTCAGTTGCCTTACCCAAGGTAGAGCGACACTGGCACAAAATAAGATGGTAGGTAGATAATGGCAGTTAACTCATCACGTTCAATGAACGCATCACTTAACAATGGTGCAACTGATGGCAAGTATCGCAAGGCTCGCCCAGATACTGAAGTAGGCTTCGGATCTGAAGAGACACTAGCCAACCGTCAGTCACTACACCCATTCTGGGGTTATGGTTTTATTACTTCTGAGTATCCAAATAAAGCAAATCCAGGTAAGTAATCATGACTACAGTCCCAGACCGCAGCAATGACCCACGACGTAAGTTAGTTGCTAAAGAACATTCTAAAGGAATTCATGTTGAAGACGTGAACGACCGAAATGATGTTGGTGGCGCTATCTATTCAGGTGTAGACAAAGACAAAGCATTGCAACTTCATGCTAAAAATTTAGAAGGACGTACAATGGCACCACGCAACAAACACAGACGTTCAAAGGGAAGGAACTACCTTTAATCATGGGCAGCATGCACGCTGAAGAATTTGCCGAGTACGACAAGAAGCACACTCGTGGTATTGATTTGGGGTTAAGGGCGCACTTGCAAGGTAACCACTATCCACCTGTTCCAGAATCTATGGTTGGCCCATCAAAGCGTGCTATTAATGCTGTAAACAAGGGCAAGCATGACTCAAACATCCGTCTTCCAAAAGGCGTTTTGTATAAAGGAAAGAAGTCTGCACCAGCCAATGCGATTGTTGAGGCACACCACCTACATGCGTGGTTAAATCCAAATCAATTTGAGGAATAATCATGGCATCACAAAGAGTTGCTAAAACTAATAGAGCAAAAGCCCCTGATTTTATTTCCAGTAAAGTTCCTTTTAAAGCATCAGCAATGTCAGGTGTAGAAGGATCAGTACACGATACTGGCATGATGCCATCATCTGAAAGAGAACGCTACAAAGGCGCCAATCCTTCTTACACTGTTATGTCTTACGGTACCCCAATCGCATGGCACGGAGAACACGGCTGGGATATGTCATCAGCAAAGCACTCTTCAACTACTTCACGTCATCAAGGTATCGTTCGTCGTGCTGTGTTTCAACAAGGTCACGATGGAGCAAGACAGTAATGGCAACAATGATTCCAGACCCTGGTGATTTTGAACGTAACCAACCTCATAACTTGTTTAACGACCGTCGTATAGGTGGTAAGTCAAAGAACCGTGCAGTTGGAGAATCTTTATACAACCCTAAAATGATAGTTCGTCCAACACGTCCAGACCATGCTGAAGATAAATGGAAAAACAAGGTTAAACCTAATCCTCATGCACCAAATAAAAAATATGGAGAATATCCCCCTAAACAATTTTAATAAGTTTAGCCTTACAACCCTTTTAAGGTTTTATAGGTTTGTCTCCTAGCACTATAAGGAGCATCTATGAGTAACGTCCCAATTATTGGTGAAAAGAAGATGGACAATGAGCCGATGTTTCGGTTGTTGTTTTGCTTAGTCTGTCAAACACTTAACGAACTTCCACCTTATGATGGTGATCCAGAGTTAGACCATCTATTGGCAATCGCCTGTGAGTCTCACGTTTTTCCATCAGGTGAACCACACAAAGGCAAATTATTTGTATTGCCACTTCGTGCATGGGCAAAATCAGAATCTAAAAAAGAAATCATTCGCCAAATTAAAGGTGGAGGATCTAAAGGTCTTGCAGAAGTAGATGACACCTTTTATGAGTCTCGCTCTACTTTTATGGAAGGTGCTATGGAGTGCTACCAACGCCACAATAAGCCAAAAGATGGTTGCGTTGACTGGCAAGACAAGAGTAAACTTCTTATCCCAAATACTATTAAAGAGCGTAAGGCTGAAGGCATGGCTCGTTATCAAGATGAAGCAGGCCCCAAGACTTACTTATGTAATTTTTGCCCCGTATCTATCGGTGTCAACCAACGCAAACAAAAGTTATTAGGAGGAAGAGCATGACAGACGAAACCAAGGAAGTAAGCAAACCTTTAGTTCTTGCAGCCTACACCGTTATTTTGAATTTAGATGGAACCATTCAAACTGAGTTAATTGAGGCTAGCGATACAGTACAACGCCGAGCAACGACCTATGACATTTACCAGACAAGTAAAGAGTTAGTCTCAGATATAGAGAGCCATCTGCTTGCTGACCGAGTGGCTGAAAGAGTAATTGGCGCACTTCAACCACGTGATGAATCTGCGGATTTTAAGGCAAAACTAATTAATGCATTAACAGAACGTGGCATAGATACACCACAAGCATAAATACCCATAGACTTATGTCTATGAACCGTTCTGATGGCTTTGAGCAGATTGCCCTACAGGGCGGATCTACCTCATACTTTTCTGAGCCAGAATCCGAACTAGACCCACGCCTATTCACTGGCACAACACTAAACCCTTGGGTTCGTAACGGCATTCTTCAACTTTTATTTGATTTTTTAAATTCTGTCTATCGTCACCCAGATCTTTGGGCGCATGTATGGATTGCAGGTTCTGGAGTTTCTTATCAGTGGTCTGCTGCCCGTGAGCCAGGAGATCTAGATGTTCTCATTGGTGTTGAGTATATTCAATTCCGTAAAGCACACCCAGAGTACTCAGGCCTTACTGATATGGAAATCAGCAAGATGCTCAATGAAGATTTTCGTGAAAACCTACAGCCAGATACAGAGAACTGGAACGGTTTTGAAGTAACTTTTTATGTAAATCCTGGCGCTACTGATATCAAAACAATTCATCCTTATGCAGCATACGATCTAATCCATAATGAATGGACCGTATTTCCAGAAAAGACTGGAGCACCAAAGCAACCAGTATGGGAGTCAGTTGCTCAAAGAGATAAGTCTATGGCATCAGACATAATCATGAGGTACAGCAAAGCACACACAGACATTCAAGGCGCTCAAAATGATGCAGCACGTCGTAATGCAGAGTTTCGTTTGCAACAGGCTTTATCCCAAGCATCAATGCTGTTTGAAGACATTCATTCATCTCGTCGGTTGGCATTTAGCCAACAAGGAGCAGGTTACGCAGACTTTTATAACTATAGATGGCAGGCTGGCAAAAAGTATGGAACAGTTCCTGCCCTAAGACAAATGCACGACTTTTATCAAGCACAAAAAACACAGGATGCAGAAACAACTTACGGCGTTGAACTTCCAGATACTCAAACCCTCATCAGACGAGCAGCAACTTATAGAGCAAAAGGATGAGTAAATTAAATAACTCTCAGTTTGGGTACTCGTTGTCTCATAGTGAGGGTAAGTACTTGCACCAAGTAACGGCTAGAACTACAGATGGAGATTTTGTAGGTACTATGGATTGGAATAAACGTTCTGGAAGAGTGTTTGACATTCAAGTGCACCCAGACCATCGTCGCCAGGGTCTTGCAAGCCACATGTGGGACTTTGCAAAGCAAACAGCACAAGAATTAGGTTTAAAAGAACCAAAACATTCTCCTACAAGAACTAAAGAAGGAGATTTATGGGCACCCACTGTTGGAGGAGAACTTCCTCCTAACAAAGGATTAAGATAAAGGATAAACGTTGAATATATTGTTGAACATGGACGGCGTACTTAGTTCGGAATCAGGAGAACCAAACCGAACTGGAGTAGTTATTTACTATGCCCTACATGCTGGTCACCGTGTTGGTTTGATCACGAGCCGTAAAAAGGCTGATGCAGAACAGTGGCTTAACTCCCACGGCATCATTGGTTATGACGATCTTATGACTGGTGAAGTACATCTTGAAGGTGAAGATATAAAGCGCCGTCAATTTACTTTGTGTCGTACTCAAGCCCCTATTGAACTCTATGTTGACTCTGACCCAAAGATGTGTGCATGGGTTTTTGAGCACCAATCTGTCCCAACCCTTTTGCTTTCTAACCCAAGTTATATCCCAGTTGAGTGGCGCCCAGATGCTCCAAAGGCTGTAAGAAAATGGGATGACATTGTTAGTGCTATTGACCGAGTCAACGTGGCTAAATCTCAGGGCGCAGGGCAGCCTAAAGACTTAGAGTTCTGGCAAGACTAATGAAAATTATATTTAGTGGCACAGAGGTAGGAAGTAATCGAACTCTCCTGGAAGGTCAGGGAGTTACTTACATGGGTATCAACTACTACAACTTACGCAAACGTGGTTTGCCCAAAACTAAGTTGTGGCTTATCAGTGAGCACTTTCAGCCAGAAGTAAATGTATTTATTGAGTCGGGTGCCAGGCAGGCAGAGAAGAACGGTTTGTCTAAGGAAGAACTCATAGACCTTGCCGCTGACTATCAGGAGTTCCTAGTCAATAACGCAGACAGAGCCTTTGCCTTTCAAGAGTTTGACTCTATGGCTTTGGGCAAAGACTGGATAGAAAAACAGCGCCCCTTTTTCAGTAACGACCCTAAGTTATGGGTAGTATGGCATCAAGAGTACGGAACACATGAACTCCTAGAGATGTCTGCCAAATACAAGAACATCATGATCCCTAGCGATGAGATTGAGGCTGTAACTAACTTGGCCGCTCTTACTAGAAGTTACTCTAGACAGTATGGCACCCAGTTCCACGCCCTGTCCTGTGCCAAACCAGACAACCTAAGACAGATACCATTTGCCACATCCACCACATTGTCATGGCTTTCACCCATGAGAAGAGGCGAAACAATTATCTGGGATGGCAAGAAGATTGTTCGGTACCCCAAGCGAATGAAAGATCAGGCTCGCCCTAGATATAAGGCTATTGTCAATGGTGCAGGGCTTAACTATTTAGACTTTGTAGCAGATACCACCCTTGAAGCAACTAGAGTAGCAGTCTGGTCATATAAGAAATTAGAGGAATCAATGGACAAGAAATCACCTAACTTTCACATCATCGATGGTGGACAAGGGGAGATGTTATCTGATAACAGCGATACGTTCTTAACAGGTTTGATGGGAATTGAGACCGCTGGATCTGATAACAGTGGGGTTGAGGTGCGGAAAAATTCAGCACCAGAGTTAGTCCAAAGAGATCCATCTGAGATCCAAAACCTTCCAGTTTTTGGTTACAAAATGAAAACTGTAGTTGAGACAGATGACGAAGGACATGACGTTCTTAAAGAAGTTCCAGTAGTTCAAAATCAAAATTCATCCCTGCGTCAATGCGATACTTGCTTTGTTGCAGCCAACTGTCCAGCCTTCAAACCACAAAATTCTTGCGCCTTTAACCTTCCAGTTGAGGTTAAGACTAAAGATCAACTCAAGGCTTTGCTCACTGCAATTATCGAAATGCAGGGACAAAGAGTGGCTTTTATGCGATTTGCAGAGGAAATGAATGGTGGTTATGCTGATCCTAATCTTTCGCAGGAGATTGATCGCCTCCTTAAATTAGTTGGTAATGTCAACGAGATGGACTCCAATAAAGAGTTTATTCAGATCACTGCAAGCCGTCAATCTTCGGGTGGAGTTCTCTCTGCGATCTTTGGAGATCGTGCCCAAGCACTTCGTGAATTGCCTGAAACTCTTAGAGAAGATACTGTAACAAAGATTATTTCGGAGTCTATCGAAGAATAACTGTTATCTGATAACAGCAAGTGGAGAGTAGTGGAGCAGGGTGGATGTAAGTTTACCCTTTCGTCCCAGACCAAAGTACTAAATAAAGTTAGCAAGTGTGTGATAGGTTTGCGCCCATCACAATAGGTTACCCATCGAGGGGTATTTAGAGATTATTAGAAATAGGGTATATACATGTCGAAGTTTTCATTCAAGTTGGCAGATGAGTTTGTGGCTCCTTACAAGGAAAAGAAAGCCCCATTCGGATATCAAGATGCTGCTGGTAACTCACTTGGAGAGATTACTTTTTTACGCACCTATTCTCGGTTAAAGCAAGATGGTACTAAGGAAACTTGGGTAGACGTATGTGAGAGAGTCATCAACGGGATGTACTCACTGCAGAAAGATCACGCCAAGATCAACCGTCTTCCATGGTCAGATGCCAAGGCTGCTTCATCTGCTAAGGAAGCATTTGACCGCCTCTGGAACTTGAAGTGGACACCGCCTGGACGTGGTCTATGGGTCATGGGTACACCGCTAGTAAACGAACAGCGCAACTCGGCAGCGTTGCAGAATTGTGCCTTTGTTTCTACTGGCTCAATGACTAAGACAGATCCAGCCAAGCCTTTTGCCTTTTTGATGGAGGCTAGTATGCTTGGAGTAGGTGTTGGCTTTGATGACAAGGGCGCAGATAAAGACTTCACCATTTATGAACCGCAAGAGGGGGAAACATATGTCATTCCAGATACCAGAGAGGGATGGGTGGAATCTACCGCCCTTCTCATTAACGCTTACCTCCGTCCAGAGTCGAAAGTACCTACATTCGATTACTCAGAGATCCGTAAAGAAGGCGAACCTATTCGGACGTTTGGAGGAACTGCAGCAGGACCAGAGCCACTTATCAAGTTACACGAGTACATCACTAAGATCTTTTCTGGTAGGGCTGGTGAAAAACTTAGCCGTATTGATATCGCTGATATCGGGAATCTTATTGGGGTTTGTGTTGTATCTGGTAATGTGCGTAGGTCTGCTGAACTTCTAATTGGTCGTGTTGATGATCAGGACTTTCTTAACCTAAAGAACTCAGAGAAGTTTCCAGAGCGTAACTCCTATGACCCAGAGAAGCCAGGTTGGGCTTGGATGTCTAACAACTCTGTATCAGTTAATGTAGGAGACAACCTTGATGGCATCATTGAAGGTATCTCTCGTAATGGTGAGCCAGGAGTTATCTGGATGGATATCTCCAAGCAGTATGGTCGACTAGCAGATCCAATTAACAACAAAGACTGGCGTATCTCTGGCTACAACCCTTGCGCTGAACAGTCACTAGAGTCCTATGAGTGCTGTACTTTGGTTGAAACTTACATGAACCGCCATACAGACATTGATGATTTTAAACGAACATTAAAATTTGCTTATTTATATGCCAAGACTGTAACTCTTTTGCCCACCCACTGGGAAGAGACAAACGCAATCATGCAACGTAACCGCCGTATTGGTACATCTGTATCTGGTGTGGCTAATTTTGCAGATAACAAAGGTTTGCCTGTTCTTCGTACATGGATGGATGAAGGTTATAAAGTTATCCAAGGTTACGATAAGACTTACTCTGAGTGGCTTGGTATTCGTGAGTCAATCAAGATGACAACTGTGAAACCATCAGGAACTGTATCTATTCTTGCAGGAGAAAGCCCAGGAGTTCACTGGACTGTAGGTGGCAAGTACTTTAATCGTGCCATTCGTTTTCGTAACAATGACCCAATGCTTCCACTATTTAAAATGGCTAACTATCGTATTGAACCAGCAAGTGAAGACCCAACAGGAACATCTGTTGTCTTCTTTCCAATCAAATCTGAAGCAAGACGCAGTGAGAAAGACGTAAGTATCTATGAGAAGATGGCTCTTGCTGCTACCGCTCAACGCTATTGGTCAGATAACTCTGTGTCTGTAACTATTTCTTTTGATCCAGAGAAAGAAGCCTCGGATATTGGTACGGCTTTGCATATGTATGACGGTCAACTTAAGACTGTTTCATTTTTGCCTATGATGAGTGGCACTTACCCACAGATGCCTTACACCCAGATTACCGAGCAACAGTATAAAGATGAGGGAGTAATGAAACTATTCCCGATTGACTTCTCTGGTGTCTATGCTGGTATGGCTGCTGATGCCATAGGCGAGGCTTTCTGTAGTACAGATGCATGCGAGGTAAAGATGATAAGAGATGTGACACCAGAAGAAACTATCACAAGTAAATTGTAACTAAGTAACGCCAATTTTAATAGCCTTTTGGTAAGGCTTCTGGTATGGCTTTTAACTCTGTTACATAACTGCCGATCTCTTCTGCATGCTTGTCACAACAGAGTGAGCCATCTATCCAGATCAACCATTCAACAGGGTCGATGCAACCTTCGACATAACAACTCATGCTTCTTCACCTTCTGGTATGGCTTCTGGAATACACGGCTCTCCATTGTGTGTGTCCAACATTCCATTGACGTTTTTTTGTTTAGACATAGATTTAGCATCTTTAACAAGCAATCCGTCATAGTCTAACTCGTCAATAATTAAATTGCATTTAGGACAAGGTAAAACAATTTTTCTCTTATTATTCCAAGACATGTTTATCTTCCAACCAAGATGAACTAGCACATTCCAAAATAACTTATCAACTTGTTTTTCAGTCATTTTTTTAGTGAGCATGTCTTTGTTAGAAACGTAACTATAAAACTCTTCTTTGCTTGTGGGTATCTTTATTTCTTCCCACTTGCCCTGCTTCTGATGTTGCTTTGCTAAATCTAAGTAATCTTTTGGTGTTTCCATTTATTGCCCCCTTAACTAACTTTACTTACGGCCCGCAGTCCCAGGAAAGTTACTTCTGAGATAACCCCCCATTTCTGAGGGGCTTCTCGTATTGCTTATGCTTGTGCTGTGCCTTTTGATAAGGCTTTGCTTTTAGACCGATGTACTGCTTTTGGTATTGCTTTTGATACTGCTTTTGCTTTGTGTGCCTTTGTTGTTGACTTGTATGGGTACTTAGTAAGCCATTCTTGAACTATGGCTTGATGAGTTCCCTTCCACGCACTCCAGTCTTTGCCACCTTTGCTCATGTCATAAGCAACTTGGGCATTGACCACAGGGTTCAACAGTTCGGCGTTTGAACTTAAACCGAATTGCGACCTTCTATTTTCGCCCATTGAACCAAGCATGTTGACTTGAAATAACCCAAAGGAGTTATCTCCAGTACTGCTGTTTCCGTTATAGGCAAGAGGTCTACCATGTGACTCTTTTTTAGCAATAGCCCACGCATACTTCAAGGACTGACCCTTGAACCCTGTTGCTTGTAGCAGTCCTACCAAGTCCTTGTCCGATAGTCGGGTGGCATTGGCATACTGCCTTAGAACTAAGGCTTTTGCTTCGGCTTTGCTAGGGGCTATGGCTGGCGTTGCCAGACCCAAGAACCCTGCTGTTAGAACTACTGACATCGAGATAGACCCGAAGATCAGTCTTACTTTTGATACTGCTTTCATAGTTTCATCACTCCAAGAAGTCATTGGCGATCTCACCTGCCTTTGACTGCTGGTTGCGAAGTCGGTGTAAATACCGCTCCGTAGTTTTAATTGACTGGTGACCTAGTCGCTCCTTCACCTCATGCACATCTACGCCGTTTTTGAGTAACTGCGTAGCGTTAGCGTGCCTAAGATCGTGAGTTCTTGGATACCAACCAATTCCTGATTTGGCTATTGCTTTGTTCCAGATCTTTCTCCATACATCTCGTGGCAAGTGACTCGTTTGGTCGATGAACCGCCTTTGCTTCTGGTATGGCTTTGCCTTTTGGTGATGCTTTCGCATTACCTCTTTGCATTCACCGCACCTGCACTCTCCATGAGTGTAAGCCGAGAGCGTTCCATGCTCGAACTTTCTTCCGCCTTTCTCAAATGGTCGAGAGGGCTTTGTGCTACGAGAAGGTTCTAGTTTACCTGCCGTTAATACAATAGATCTTGGGAAGAGCAGATCATCTTTTGATATGGCTTTGGTGCTGACATGGCTTGAAATCTCTTGTAATAGGGCTTTACTGATAACAAAACTACGCTTTTGCCCTGACTTTGTAGCATCTACGACTAAGAACCTTTTGGTATGGCTTTTGCCTAGATCGCTTGCTCTTCTCTGGACAAAGATCTCACCTGTCTTGAAATTGATGTCTTTGACCCTGAGTTCTGTGGCTTCTCCAAAGCGACACCCACTAGCCACTAGGAATTGGGCAAAGAGTTTTGTTTCTTTATTTGGTAAATGCTTAACAATCTCTTTGAACTCTTCTGGCTCTAATACAGAGTCTAGATCTGCATGACGAACCCTGACCTTCAACCCATGAGTCGGATTGACTTCGACCTCACCTACCATGACCAGATGACTAAATGCTGACCCCAGAGAGGCTTTGATCTGACCCAGAGTGGCTTGCCCCACCCCTCTGGCTCTTAGGTCGATAAGTAACTTTGAAATGGTGCTACGGGAGATAGAAGTTACTTTGAGATCTCCGATCTCTGGAATGACGAACCTAGTCAGAACCGATGAATAGCCCTTCTTAGTTATGGGCAATAGATCTGTGGTTTCCAGCCAATTTTCTAGGTATCTAGAAAGGCTCAAATTAGCCTTAGAAGGGGTCTGTGAGTCGCTCTGTTCTGCCCTAAGTGCGTGGTACTTGGCTTCATGTTCGGTGGCGTATGTGCCAGCAGAGAACCGCTTACCGCCCTTGCGATAATAGCCTGTCCAGCGATCGCCCCGTTTGACTGCGTACATTCAAGCCCCCTTTCGGCTCTATGTTACTGATGAGTAAGGTTACTCACCAGTAACTTTTAGGTCAAATTAAAGCCCCAGACCAAAGACTGATCTGGGGCTATAAAACTTCATAGTGACCATGTGGGGAGTAATCCGCTTATGTGCTTTGAAGTAACTTTTTATAATTAAATAAAGTTACTTATCTGTTTCTATTTTTTTTTCTGAATGCAATCCATTTATCTATCGTTTGTTTTTTCCAAACTGGAGTTCTCCCTATGTACTGCTCTGGCTCTGGAAGGGTGTTGCGCCTTTGATACTTGTCGATCGTGTCTATCTTCAAACCTGTTAAGTTTGCGATGTCTGTACGAGTTAGCCAGTCTTTCAATTAATTGCACTCTCTTTCGGTTTAATTGCACGACTTCTCCTTGTCTGTTTTCTTACATAGAGTTTTCGTTCTTCTAGTGTCATACCACCCCACACACCTACTGAATTAGTTTTAATGGCAAAGGTAAGACACTCATCTAATTTGCTACAAGTTTTGCAAAGTTTCTTTGCTTGCTTTGTAGTTTCAAGATCAGTTGAGTCTGGAAAGAAGATCTCTGGGTCAACACCAGACTGACATGGTGCGCCAGTTATGTCGAACCTATCCATTGAGTTCATCTTTTTTCATCTCTATAAACTTTGCAATTATTGAATGTAGTTCGGAAGGGTCTAGTTGAGAGTATTTAATTAAGATCTCAATTATGTTTACCAAGCCCCAGACAAGCATCTCTGGCTCTAGATCATCTTCCTTGATGAGATCGTCTAATTGCTTATTAGCCAGATACTCCTGCACCTCTTCTGGTAACTGATCAGGGCGATCTGACTCTTTCTTAATGTCATGGGCTACTCGTAGGAACTCATTAGCAAAGTTCACCATTTTCATCATGTTAATTTCTTCTTCTCTGTTAACCATTAGATCTCTTTTCTAAGCGTTTAATAGTTGCTTCGTTGAGGCTGTCGTATTTCGATAACCCGTTATTGTTCTGGTGACCACTATCTTCTGAACAGTCAACACATTGTCCTTGAATTGGAACTGTGCAACCACACTCACAATTACATTCTGGTTCGCTATCGAACTCTTCATCAAATAGCGATGAGTCAAATAGATCGTCATACATGTTTACTCACCTCTCGTGTCTAGTACCTCTACTAGCAAGTGCTGAGTAGCCAGTAGAAGCCCACCTAGCGCATCTACCTTCTCTTCTAACACAGTAATACGACCTCTAAGTTCTAGTTCGATCTCTTCTGATAGTTGTGCTGGACTAACTTTTGTTTTATTGAACCGCATTAGCATTCTCCCTTTGTGATCGATAGAACTTACTTTCTGTTTGTCTAATAGTTAGACGATCTGTGTTAAACAGGCGTGCTACATCTTCCAGACTGCTACCTGTATTTCGCATAGCAATAATTAATCTAATTTCTTGATCTGTAAACATTTTAATCCTTTCTGATAGTTGTAAGCCATTATGGACTAGTTAGTTGTGTGCATACATGCTCGCTTGCCCCACATTCGTTGCGTTGCTCCCAGACCTTCTGGGCATCTTTCAACGAATTAAACCGACCTGTAAAATCAAGATCTTGATCTTGGCGAGTGCGCTTGCATGAACAGTTGGTGGCATGAACTACCCACTTGCCGTTATTGGTATTGAAGAATAGATCAATGGTGTCGAAACTAATCGCACACCTCTACTACTATCCAATCACCATTGGTAAATCCTGCAACGAATGAATGTGCTTCATTCTTTGTAAGCCAATAAAAGATTTGATCATCAATGTCTAAGTCAGATGTAAGCCCTGAATAATCTTCGGGAATAACTCCAAACAAGACTATTTCAGTTTCTTTTCTATCAAACTTTATTTCTGCTTCGATGATCTCGATGTATGGTGTCATGTAATGCTCCGATCTGATAGTTGGAAGCGATTAGGGGCAGGTACATCTCTACCTAGCGTGACGGAAAGGTTAAACTCAACGCTAGTTGTCATGAATGCCCTTCACAGTAAGGAGAACAGGGAATGAATGAACCTGTAAATAACTGTGTTAACCCCTAATCGACAAGGTTAATTAGTTTGCACTTATTTCAATCGCATGAATTACCCATTTGCCGTTATTGGTGTTGAGATAGAGATCAATCATTTTTTGGCTTTTCATACTGATCTTCTTTGTAATTAAGTTCTGCATGAGTATCACACAAGATTTTTTCATTTTCTCTTGCATAACCTTCATACCTACATACTTCGCAAATATGCACAGAGCATCTGTATACCAAATCAGCACCTTGAGTAAGATCATCTACCTTATCCCAACCGCAGAATGC